AAATTGTAGGTTTAAGTCCAGAGGCATCTTCTGCTGGAAAAACTTATCAAAGTTTTATATCAAAAAAATTAAGAGAAATGGGAAAAGAACCTGCAGGTATACCTATGGGATTAGCAGCTCAGGGTGGTATTGTAAGAACATTAACAAATACATTTGGACCTGTTCCATTTGGGGGTAGACCAGTACAAGTAGCTGCTGCAAGATTAAGAGATGAAGCTACAGATGTAGCACGATACACTTTTTCACCAAAGGAAGAGTTAAATGAATATCAAGCAAGTCAACAAATTGCTTTATATGGTAAAGAATTTTTTAAAAATGAAGATGAAAGAATAAATGCTATTTATAAATCTGCTGATAAAATTATGCAAAAAACTAAATACAAATATGATGCAAATATTTTAAAAGAAGCAATAGAAAAAGAACTACCAGCAGTGTATGAGTCTGGTAAAAAAACATTTAGAGGTTTACCGCCACAAAAAGAATTAAATGATAAATTTGGCA